GCGGACTTATCCCTGACCGAGCGGGATGAATCTAAGCAAAAAGCCCTCCTCAAGGAGGTTATCGAGAAGAAAAAGGTCCAGAACCTGAAGGACCCCAATACGGCCTTTGCTGCTGCGGCTTTCCTGCGTACCTACGGAGCGCAACTCGCTCTTGACGCGGCTGCTGCTCGTGCGGCCATAACCAACAAACTCATGGAGATTGCCAACTGCGGCGACCCTAAGTTTGAGCTTAAGGCATTGGAACTGTTGGGGAAACACTCGGATATCGGGTTATTTACCGAACGCAGTGAAATTACCATAAACTACAAGGACCCCGAGGCCCTCGAGCATGCCATCAAGGAGAGAGTAAAAAGACTACTCAATGCCGACATCGTGGATATTACCCCTGTAAACATGAACCTCGACGAGGAGTTAGGGATAGCTGAGTATTCCGAAGAGGACGAGGAAGAAGACGCGGAAGAAGACGAGTACGAGGAAGAGGAGGGCAACTTTTGAAGTCCTCCGCTGCTAGTTTGCTAGACAACATATCTCTCAGGGATATCCCGGCGATCCTGCCTGCCTTGTCGCCTACTGAGCAGGAGCAGCTCCTTATGGAGCTGGAGAAACTGGAAGAACTTAAAAAGAAGAAGCTGGCCCAGCAGCGGTTTTTAGCCTTTGTTTCCCAGATGTGGCCGTCGTTTATTAGTGGTCGACACCACATGAAGATGGCAGATGCCTTTGAACGGGTAGCGCGGGGTGACTGCAAGCGCCTGATTATCAATATGCCACCCCGGCATACCAAATCCGAATTCGCTAGTTATCTCCTACCGGCTTGGTTTTTGGGGAAATACCCGGGAAAAAAGGTCATTCAGACCAGCCATACGGCTGAGTTGGCCGTAGGTTTTGGCCGTAAAGTAAGAAACCTCGTCGATACCGACGCATACCACAAAATTTTCCCCGAATTGGTCCTGCAAGCCGACAGCAAGGCGGCTGGACGGTGGAACACCAGCAAAGGTGGCGATTACTTCGCCATCGGTGTAGGCGGCGCGGTGACCGGTAAGGGCGCAGACCTGCTAATTATCGACGACCCCCACTCCGAACAGGAAGCAGCAATCGCGGAGACCTCGCCTGAGGTCTATGACAAGGTGTATGAGTGGTACACTTCGGGTCCCCGGCAGCGTCTTCAGCCCGGGGGGAGTATTATAATCGTCGCTACACGCTGGAGTAAGCGGGATTTAGTTGGGCAGGTCGTAAAAGCCGCAGCGCAGCGCGGCGGCGAAGAATGGGAAGTTATTGAATTTCCTGCATTGTTACCGTCTGGTAACCCTCTCTGGCCCGAGTTCTGGTCATTGGAAGAGCTTACGGCTCTGAAAGAGGAACTACCAAATAACAAATGGCAAGCCCAATACCAGCAGAACCCGACCTCGGAGTCCTCGGCTATCGTCAAGCGGGACTGGTGGAACATTTGGGAGTCGGAAGCGGCCCCGTCGTGTAACTTTATCCTGATGTCGTGGGACACGGCCTTCGAGAAGTCTAACCGGGCTGACTACTCCGCACTGACCACATGGGGGGTGTTCTACCACCCCGATGCCACGGGCAAGGAGCAAGCTAACATTATTCTCCTTAACGCCTTCCGTGAGCGCATGGAGTTTCCCGAGCTTAAGCAGGTTGCCATCGACCAGTACAAGTCATGGAAGCCGGACGGGGTGATTATTGAAAAGAAGGCATCCGGTGCTCCGCTCATTTACGAGCTTAGAGCCATGGGCATCCCCGTGCAGGAGTTCACACCCGGCAAGGGCAATGATAAGATTAGTAGGCTAAATGCAGTTAGTGACTTGTTCGCTAGTGGCCGGGTATGGTGCCCGAACACCCACTGGGCCGAGGAAGTGGTTGAAGAAGTTGCCAGTTTTCCCGGTGGCGAACACGACGACTATGTCGACAGTGTGTCTTTGGCCCTGATGCGGTTCCGCAAAGGGGGTTATGTGGGTTCTGATCTGGACGAGCAGGATGAACCGAGACTTTTTAAGAGCCAGCGGGCTAAGGGGTTTTACTAAATGACAATCGACAAGGCACTGAATCAAGCCCCGTTGGGTATGGACCCCAACGCCCAGAACCCTGATGACGGCATCGAAATCGAGATCGAGGACCCGGAAAGCGTCACCCTGAAGACGGGTGATATGGAGATCGAACTCGAACCCGGTGACGAGGGTGACAACGAGTTTAATCAGAACCTTGCCGAGGTGCTGGACGAGCGGGTGCTGTCTACGATCTGCAACGACCTGCTGGCGGATTACGAGGATGACATCTCCTCCCGCAAGGACTGGATACAGACCTACGTAGACGGTCTGGAGTTGCTTGGGTTGAAGGTCGAGGACCGCACGGAGCCGTGGCCCGGTGCCTGTGGTGTCTACCATCCCCTGCTGGCGGAAGCCGTTGTTAAGTTTCAGGCCGAGACCATGATGGAGACTTTCCCGGCTATGGGGCCGGTGAAGACGCAAATCATTGGAGAGGAAACCCCCGAGAAGAAGGAGGCTGCGGTTCGTGTCCAGAACGACATGAACTACCAGTTGACTGACCGGATGGAGGAGTACCGGCCTGAACACGAGCGTATGCTGTGGGGCCTTGGTCTGGCGGGTAATGCGTTCAAGAAAGTGTATTACGACCCCGGGCTAGGTCGGCAGGTGTCGATGTATGTGCCCGCCGAGGACGTGGTTGTCCCCTATGGCGCGTCTAATTTGCAGTCTTCGCCGCGTGTTACCCACGTCATGCGCAAGACCGAGAACGAGCTTAAGAAGCTACAGGTAGCGGGCTTCTATCGGGATGTGGAGCTTGGGGACCCGGTCTCTACCTTCGATGAGGTTGAGAAGAAGATTGCCGAGAAGATGGGCTTCCGGGCGTCCACGGATGACCGGTATAAAATTCTTGAGATGCAGGTCGATTTGGACTTGCCCGGGTTCGAAGATAAGGACAAGGATGGCAACGAGACTGGCATTGCTCTTCCCTACATCGTCACTATCGAGAAGGGCACCAGTAACGTCCTAGCCATACGCCGTAACTGGCGTCCAGAAAATAAAGGCAAGCAGAAGCGTGCCCATTTCGTTCATTACTCATACATTCCGGGTTTTGGGTTCTATGCTCTTGGCCTTATTCACCTTATTGGTGCTTTCGCTAAATCTGGCACCAGTATTATTAGGCAGCTTGTTGATGCTGGCACTCTGTCTAACCTACCCGGTGGCTTCAAAACTAAGGGCCTGCGCGTCAAAGGTGACGACACTCCTATCTCTCCGGCAGAATGGCGCGACGTAGACGTTGCCAGCGGTACTCTTAAAGACAATCTGATGCCGCTCCCGTACAAGGAGCCGTCGCAGGTCTTGTACACCCTCCTTGGTAATATCGTTGATGAAGGCCGTCGCTTCGCAAGTGCGGGGGACCTGAACGTCAGCGATATGTCGGCCCAGTCTCCCGTCGGCACTACACTTGCTCTACTCGAGCGCCAGTTGAAGGTGATGTCGGCGATTCAGGCCCGTATCTACTACGCCATGAAGCAGGAGTTTGGGCTGCTGCGGGACATCATCCGCGACTATACCCCTACCGAGTATGATTACGTGCCGGAAGACGGCACGCCTCAGGTCAAGAAGGACGACTACGACCTCGTCACGGTGATCCCCGTGTCGAACCCCAATGCTGCTACGATGGCCCAAAAAGTCGTGCAGTATCAGGCGGTTCTTCAGTTGGCCCAGTCGGCCCCGCAGATTTACAACATGCCGTACTTGCATCGGCAGATGCTGGAGGTCTTGGGCATCTCAAATGCATCCAAGCTGGTTAAAATGGACGAGGACGCGGTGCCTACCGACCCGGTTAGCGAGAATATGGACATTTTGAACGGCAAACCCGTCAAGGCGTTCCTGTATCAGGACCATCAATCCCACATCACGGTTCACCAGTCCGCGATGCAGGACCCCCACATCATGCAGTTAATGGGTCAAAACCCGCAGGCGCAGGCCCTCATGGCTGCTGCACAGGCGCATATTGCTGAACATATCGCCTTCGAATACCGCAAGCAGATTGAGGACGCGGCTGGCGTGCCATACCCGCCGCCCCATGCCCAGATGGACCCGGGTACCGAAGTGCAGGTGTCCCGCATGGCTGCTGCTGCGGCGCAGCAGGTGCTGCAGAAAAGTCAGGCTATTGTTGCCCAACAGAAGGCCCAACAGGCGCAGCAGGACCCGCTGGTGCAGATGCAGCAGCAAGAGCTTCAGATCAAGCAGGGCGAACTCGGGATCAAGCAGAAGAAGCTTATTATGGATGCCGCAGACAAGGCCGACAAACAAAAGATTGAGCGCGAGCGCATAGCTGCGCAAGAGCGTATTGCTGGCCTACAGGTCGGCGCAAAGATTGCTTCAGACAAGCATAAAATATCTGCCGATCAGCAACACGCTGGTCTTCAGATGGGCATCGACGTTGCCCAAGACATGGCGGATCGCATTACCCCGCCAACACCCCAGAAACCGCAGGAGAATGAATGAGGGACGATGTACTGAAGTACATTTCAGATAAAATACAGAGTGAATACAAAGTGCTGTCAGATGACTTGGCTATCGGAAAGGCCAAGGATTTTGGCGATTACAAGTACGCTTGCGGGATCATCCGTGGGCTTTTGCTTGCAAACAACATGATTATTG